GAAGGTGACTACTGGCTCTAGCAAGCCATCAGTACACAAGGAACGCAATAGCTGCCGTCCTCGTAGGTGCAGCTCACGTTCGTGCTGGTGACCTTGGCAACGGTTTTGCTGCGGATGATGTCGTCGTCTTGAGGTTTGGCAGTGCCATCACCAGCGGACATCAGCAAATCACCGCGCTCAACAGTCACGCCTTCTGCAATGCGAATGATGAAGTCGCCCGTCATCGCGCAGTAGAAGTCGTCGGTGTAGGTGTCGTCGTCATCGTCCCAGGCTTGGAATACACCCGACACATTCTTGTCACCTTCAACGTCGCTCACCTTCATACGGTTGAGCTGTTCGTTATCTTCCTCGTCCCATTCGCACATCTCGTCGATGTTGGAGAGCACGGTGCCGCGCAGGATTTCTTCGCGTTCTGCGCCAGTGGGGAGTTGCGACCAGCGGCTTAGGTGAGCACCGTTGTAGGAAACGGTGGTGCCAGAAACAGAAATGGTGCCTTCTTCGGTGCCGTCTTGACGGAGTGAAATGATTGTCCCGTCGTTTGTTGAACGTGCAAAAGTAGCAACTGCTCCACCAGCCGTTACAAATGAAGTATCCACGCCGGAACTTGCACCTTGACTGATAACAGTTCCTTCTGTCGTGTAATCTTTTGTTGTTTTCTTGAAAAGAACAGCTCCTACACTATCAATCCGCATCCGCTCCGTAGGACTAGCCGCGCCGTCTGCCGTAGTGGAGAACGTTAATCTGCCTGGGTAATCATTAGTTCCAGTTGTTGCGTCTGTATCACCATTAATTGCAGCATGAACAGCACCTGCGTTGTCGGTGAATTGAAGGACTCCTAAGCTCGTGCCAGCGCCAAGTGCGCCCGACGCTGCCTGTCCTCTGCCAATATTAATAAAACCATTCCCGGTTGCAGAATTGCTATTTGCTATGACATGTAATTTTGAGTATTGGCCATCAGTAAGGCTAGGGCTAGTAGACGTGCCAACTAAAAACCTTGAGCTGGTATCAAACCGTGCTACTTCATTATTATTTACATTAAAACGAACTGGAGACCCTGTACCAACATTTCCAATGTACGTTCCGCCAGAATCTTGCCCAAAGTAAGCACTAACGTTGGTAGATGTATTTGTGGCCTGTAGGTATAGGTTTCCTGCCTTTGAAAGATGTAATAATTCGCTAGGGCTCGTAGTGCCAATCCCTAACGCTCCTCCCGGAGTTAGAGTCATCTTGGTGGTTACACCACTTATACTTGTTGCTTGAGTTTGAAATTGTATGCCAAAATCGTTATCGGCACCTGTTGACAAGTAAGACTTGATTGCCGCAATAGTTCCACGATCTTGCCCGACTTGGTTTGTATTTCTAAAAGTCAAACCATTTGCAGAAACTCCACCAAGGGCCAGGCCAGCAGAGTTCCGAATTTGAATATTACCGTCTTGGACTTCTAGTAATTGCGCTGGCCCGGAAGTTCCTATGCCTACAGCCCCTGTCGAGGTTATACGCAATCTTTCAGTAGGACTTGCTGCACCATCAGCCGTCGTGCTAAAGACAAGTCTGCCCGGCATATCATTGCTGCCAGGCGTCCCATCTACTTCACCAGCAACAGTTGCCGCTTCGATAAAACTAGTGCCATCTGCACCGTGAAAAGTTAAAGTCCCAAGGCGACTTCCACTGACAACCGCAGCATTTGAACCAAGTGTTGCTGCACCCGATCTGCCCAGAAGAACGTAAGGAGGATTATTGCTTACATCATTATTAAGTACGCTTAAAGAACCCCGTGCAGCAGAACCACCTGTTCCTTCTATTTGAGTTAAAGAACTAAGAGTAGTGCCAAAGAAATTACTACGCGCTGTAGATGTGCCAGCCAGCAATCGGCCTGAAGAATCTATGAACAACCTGCCCGTGCCACCCGTAGTAATGGCAACCTGATCTGCACCTGGGCTGTAGATGCCGGTGTTGGTGTCGCCGGTAAACGTGATGCTTGGGGTTCCAACTGCGCCGAGAGGTACATCTACTGCTAATGCAGAGGTGATACCCGTTGTGGTTGTGGTTAGGCGTGCCGTGCCGCCTGTACTGATTGCAACCTGATCGGCGCCTGGGCTATAGATGCCGGTGTTGGTGTCGCCGGTAAAGTACAGGCTTGGCGCTCCAGCCGTGCCAGCACTCAGCGAAATATCGGTTGCAATGAACGTGCCATCAAGCTCCCATAGCGAAATCCAGGCACTGTTGGCGCCGTTCCGCATCTTCATGATGCCAGCCGTGGTGTCCGCCCACAGCATGTAGGCGTAGGTCGTAGCGGGCGCCGATGCGCTGCTGTTTTGGCTGACAAGGGCCGCCAGCGCACCATTAAGGTCACTTCTTACAGCACTTCCGGTGCCGTTCGAGATCACCATGTCGTGAGTTGCCACGCCAGTTAGAAACTTATTTGTACCACCATCTTAGACCGACTTGCCGTAACCCACTGCACTCCAGGTAAAGTTCCGGTTGATGGCGGTTCCGGCGGCATTGCGGAAGGTGACCTGGAAGTTGGTGCCAGTCACCGTGCCAAGCGTGAAATAGTCGCCAGTTGCCATGTTCTGCGCTGTAATGCCGACGCTGGGCAGGTAGGCATTAAGGTTGCCCAAAGCAGTGGTGCCAACAAAAAACGCCTTGTCAAAAGTCACGGTTGCCGTGCCAGCGCCACTGGCAACGTTGCCATTACTCTGCTCAGTACGACGTTGAAATGTGGCTTCATAACCTAATTCATCAATCAAAATGTTTTCTGCTGCATCACCTGATTGTAAAACGGCTTTGAATTGAAATCCGCGACCTAAAAACGTACCAGCCACAAATGGTTGGTATTCGCTCCATGTTGGCGTGCCGGATGGATTGTCATTTGTACGCCGCACATACAAAACAGAATTTACTGAATCATTGACAGAACCATCCCAGTCAGACCACAAATCAACTTCCGCAGTTCTGCTATCAATCAAATCACTCGGAAAGAAACCACGGGTAACAAAATAACGACTCAGGTCAAGACTAAATACGCTACCAAGATCTAGTATATTTGCAAAAGTATAACTACCTTCTGGCCAGGTGCTGCCAAGATAATCAAATGCTGGAATCAGATCAAAATCAACAATTGAATCAAGGCTGCTAGTGCCTTCCAGTGTTAAAGCGTCAAATTCCTCGCTATAAAATACATTTGTTTTTGTGCCTTGAAATGGTGGACTGTCTTGGTCTTCGCGGCGGTTTTGAACAAGTAATGAACCAACTGGATCTGGCAGGTCAACAATGATACTTGTGGCATTGGTTGACTGCCTGCCACCATCATCCTGAAACTTGACCAGAATCTCACCTTCCAGCAGTGGCACAATGGCTTCTGTCTGGGCACCAGACTTGGCTGGAATTAGGTCAATTGAATCTGACCAGTCAGCAGAACCATCAGTTTTAGAACTATGTCTAATTTTAATGGATCCACCAGTTTTTACGTCTAGATCAACTGTCTTATCCCAGCGCAACCGCGCACTATTTGCATTGATTGGTTCAAAACTAAGATTTTTAACGTCACCTGGAACGGCAGTTTTACCAACCAAGTTAAAAACGGCTGGTGATATGACACTGGTATTACCAAGGCTGTTTAAAGCTTGAATTTGAACCTCTAATCTGCCAGCCTGTAAATTCCCAATCCGCAGCGACGGTGAAGTTGTTTCTGCTGTAATCCAGTTGTTATTGTCTAGGCGATGCTGAACACGGAAGCCAGCAACATTTTGTACTGGACTGATCCAGCTCAGGTCAAAGCCTGTAAGAACACTCTGCCCATTTTCATATAAAAATTCAACACCGTTAATATCCCGAACTGCATCTGGATGAGTACTGAGATTTGTAATGTCACGTGCCTGAACCTTTAAGTTGCTTTCAATAGCGTTATAAATTGTTTCGTTGTATGCAAGTGCTGTAACACCAAAAACGCCAGGTTCGGATTCTGTAACTGTAATGACACGAAATGTTTGCAGTTCTACGTCAGTGGTTTCTATAACCCACACCGATTGAGCATTAGGTGCCTCGCTGAATGCTGATGTGACCGTAACTACGCGGCCAACAATGCTGCTAATGTTGCGCGTCTCAACCAAACCGGTGGGCATCATCACCGTAAGTGTTGCGCCATTCGCAACGGTGACGCTCAAACCTTGCGTGTTGTCAATCGTGACGGCTGTTGTTGTTGCGCTACTGACGCGGCCGCCACGGCGTGAAGCAGCCTTAAGTGGGTCGGCAACGCTGATCACCATGCCAGGTCGGAGCACGATGCCGCTATCAAGCGACACGGCAAAGGTCACCGTCTCGGTAAGGTTCTGTTCACTCAGAAGCGTCCACTTGCCAGCGCGGTGCGCTTGCCCCTGGCTGTAGCAACCCAGCAGCTTCACATCACGGTTGATGATGCCGTACTTGGCGATTGCAGCAGCATCTTCAACATACTCAAACTCAACTTCGCCTAAGCCTTCGTAGGTCTGATAGCCAATAGTTGCGGTACTGGCGCGTGCTTTCTGTGATGTGCCGGAATAGTTAAAAATGCCATCAATTACGTTGGCGGCAGTAATGACGTATTGCGGATCTGATGGCTTGTCTTGGTTGACCACCAAGGTGCCAGCGCCGTAGTAGGCGATGCCCCGAAATAGTGCTGTGAATTCCTGGATGACGTTGTAAACCTCATCACGGCTGTTCAGCAGCAAATTACAAAGGAAGCGTGGTTCTTGACCACCTCTGCCATCACTGACTAGACCGTTGCAGTATTGGCTGATTGAGTAGAAGTCATAGCGGTCAAGACTGCTGGCCGGAATGGCTGCTCCATATCGCATATTGGTCAACAGATCCCACAGGCACCACGCTGGGTCTGCACACCATGTAGCAGCGCCAAACGTTCCATCCCACACGCCGGAATAGGTGACGCGGCCAAGGTACGTTGTCGTATCAACTGTGGCGTTGCTTGGCAACTGGATCTTGATGCCGCGCACAAGATATTTACGGGATGGAATGCTATTAAATTGGCGGCTATCAAACCGCAAGAATGCCAGGGCGCTGTTTGGGTAACGCAGTTTTTCATCAATAATTTCGGTGTAGCTGTAAAAGTAAGTGCGGTTTTGCCTGCGAGCACTGCTAGAGTCTGGTGAAACACGTACCAGTCGAATATCAACAGGGAACGCGCCATTCAGTGTCAGCATGTAATCACGCTGATAGCTGTTGGTTGTTTTGCCGCTAATGGTGTCAGATATGGCAGTCGTAAAGCCACCACCATTATATTGAACTTGAATTTGAATATCTACACTGTTGCCAACAATGTCACCATTATCTTGGATAACTTGACAAGCTGGCATTTGGACTGTTACACGTACTCGATCAACATCAACATCAGTAACTGTTCTAGTTACTGACGCAATGTATGTTGCTTCTACATTGACACCTTTTTCAGATTCGGTTCCATTGGTATTTGGAATATATGTTTGTGCTTGCGTGCCAGTACGAGTGACAACCGTGTAACCCGTAAAATTGTCTGCGCCAGTGCTGCTTTGAATCGGAGTGTTATCAAGATAAATACCTTTTACGCCGCCTTCAATACCTTCAATTTCGCCTTCACTAAGCAGGTCTAGAACACTGCCGTATTGAACTGATTGCAGCGAGTCATCAGCTTCCGTTGGTGTGTACGACTGCCCACCGCCGCCGCCACCCTTGCCGCCACCGCCGCCGCCGCCAGAACCTTGGATTGAACGATAAGTGCTCATATCAGTTGATCCACGTCAAGACCGCTGCTGATCACGGCTGATCCAATGTATGCGCGGCCATAGCAAATTGGAACTGGCAACCCTTGCTGCACAGTGTTGGTAATCCCTGAAAATGTAAACGATTCAAATCGTGCCGCTTCCTTGCCGCGTTCTGCGCTTGAATAAGTCTGTGCAGGTGAAATAAGTTGTGCTACTCCACTAAGCGCCAAACTTGCACCAGCTGCACCAATAAATCCAGCTGCGGTAATAAGTGCGCTACCTGCTGCATAGCTAAGTGTTCCTGCCCACACAGCGGCACCAGCAATATATGGCGCTGCAATTGCAAGCGCAACCAAAGCAATGCCTCCAATAATTCTGCCAGCTGTACCACCGGAACCAGCAATCACTGGCGTGATACTAAAAATTTCACGTTCACTCCAAGGTAAAAAAGCTGGTGATACATTATCTTCACCAATTTTTTCCTTGCCAATCGTTACGCGGTATGCAACACCATCCTGCTCACTATCCAGCAGCCACTTGTCCAACCCTGGAAAGTTGATGCACAATGCCTTGATCGCCTGCGCTGGTGTATCGGCTTCAAACTGGAAACGGCATTGCCCCAGATACTTGCGTAGGGCGCCGTAGACCTTAACGACTTTCATGCCGTAGGACCATGGCAGTGCTCTTGATATAGTAGCCGCCCAGCACGTCTCTACTGCTAAGTCGGCCTTGAACGTGGTGCAGGATCTGCTGGTCGCCAATGTAGATGGCTGCGTGGTTAGGCAGCGATGATCCAAGTTGCATCAGCAAGGCATCGCCGTATTGCAACTCATCAAGCGGCACCTTGTGAAACCCTTCACGGTGAAAATTGTCTAGGTACAGGTCTTCGCCACGTTCCCAGAACTTGTCGCGGCGGTTGTAGTCGGTGAGTTGGAGGCCAAATTCCTTGCCGTACCAGTCCCGGCACATCGTGTAGCAATCGACTACGCCAAACACAAACTCCCGGCCCACGTACGGCAACTCGTATGCCTCGGGCAGCGTCAGGCTGGAGCCGCCTGTTTTGGGATTGATAATGAACCACGGCAAGCCGGATTTTGCGCAGGCCACGCGGTCCGCTTGGCTGGGATTTGGATTGGTTGATGGGTGGCTGTGGACAATGGCCACGATCTCGCCTTGATCCTCAACCGCTGCGTAGTCCTCGCCACTAAGCACAAAATGCTCGTCGGGTGTATCGGCCAGGTTGGTGCACGGAAAGTACCGCTTGCGGCCCTTGACCACAGCAACCAACCCGCAACACTCGCGGGGATCTTCCGCCTGCGCGTGGGCCAGGATTTCAACCTCCAGTGCTTTGCTGATAATCACTTGCTCAGACCTGCGCCAGGAAAGCTGCCAAATGGCAACGTAGTACCCGGAGCGCGAAAAGTGTATTGTGCGTTAGAGGAAAAAGTATACGTTGCAGAACTTGGTGAAGCTGGCAAGAAATACATGCTGACAGTATTGGCATCATTTTCTAGATTTCCATAGCTATTCAAATAAATAACTCCAGAATCAACGGAAGAAATTGTTGTGTCAATTCCATTGCTTCCAAATGCACGCATACCAGCCGACAAGCCTGTGGTGTCAATATCAATGCGCTGCCCAGTTAATACGGTAGTTTCGTATTCGTCATAATAATAAGTTTCAAAAGTTGGCACATAGGTGCCGTTTCTGGTAATTGAATACGGTCTATTGCTAAGGGTAATCGTTGTTCCAGAAATGCCAGTAACTGTTGTGCTGCTTGGCATGTAGGTTCCAGTTACGGTTTGGCCTACGCTGATTCCAGTATTGCTTGAAACAACCACCGAGGCTGCCGCTGCTGCCGCTGTTCCTGTTTTTGTGCTTGATGTTGTCATTGTTGCCGCTTGACTTAATGTCAGCGTGGTGGCATCAACAATGGCGCTAATTGTTGTGCTACTTGGAATGCCAAGGCCGGAGACGGCTTGCCCTGCGTTGAAATTAAAATAGGGTGCAATGGTCATTGTCGTGCTTCCATTGGTCACAGAACCGGCAAGCGTAAATGGAGTAAATCGTACATTGCAACTACTTAGCCTTTTGCCGCATACATCGCTGCCGCTAGATGCAACTTTACTATCGTTGATGTCGTAGTAATCAGTCCCGTTATATCCGCACTCACCACCGCGATAAACCCACTGGCAAACATTCGCAATGACCTGACGCCGGGGAAGCATCACGCCCACAAGGTCAAATTTACTGGCCAGCTCAAACTCAACCACGGCGCGGTTTTCGTTTGATTTGCGGTCCACATACCAGATCTCGTCTGGAAATTTGGCGTGGGGATCGGCACCAGCTGCACCATCAAGATACTTTTTAAGCGTGCGGATACGAACCACCTTGGCGCCACCAAGGTCATTGCCTGTGGTGATCAGGTTGACCTGAAGCAGCAATGCCGTAATGCTGCTGCCAATGTTGCTGACGGCCAGCTTGGGGCGCGGCAGGCTGCCGCTGCTGCTGTAATCAAAGCCAGTGGCCTCCAATGCCAAACGCACATAAGACTGGCCATTCCAGACCACGTTGCCGGTCACGGCAGCATTCACGCCATTGTGGAAGTAGTAAATATCTGAACTGCCATGCAGCGTGGCGTCAAGGTGCAGCTGGAACAGCTCGATAATGGCATTCGGTTCCAGCACGCTGAGGTCTTCGTAGACCGCGCTGATCCCCGTCCAAGTAACCGTGCCATCAACCGTAGTGCCATCAATCAGCGTTGGCCATGCCGGTGCAGATGCACCAGAAGTGCCCGCTGTGGTGCATTTGAACACCAGGCCAAAATCCTGCACCGTCGTGGCGCGGACAATAGCGCCGACGGCGTAACTGGTAGTAGCGGCCCAGGCGGTATATGCCATCAGGGTTCAAATACTTGCATGAACGTAGCTTGAACCGTTGCGCGGTTTAGGTATGGGATCGATTTGCTCCAGTCTGCGCAAACGAACTTGGCACTGCTGGCTTCACCTGGCGCGGTCCAGTCGAATGATTCTTGGCCAGCACGGGCATCAAGAAATGTTTCAATCGTGTCCGCATCGGTTTCCGATATTTCCCAGGTCAGACTCCAGCTTTTGGGATTCTGGTTTAAACCAAAAACGGCACGCATCTCATAGCCGTCGCCGTACTGAACCTTTGTGACCTTTGGCTGGCTGGTCTTCTGTGCGCCATAGGTTGGCGTGATGCTTGGGAAGGTGGCCATTAGCGTCGTGTACCGGCCAAGAGACCGCCTGGGCGTTGTTGCTTGACTAATTCTGCCTGCACCGCAGCAGAAACGGCAACACCAAGCTGCTTCGCCTGTGCTTGATCGCCTTGGACGTTGGAATTGCCGCTTGCGTCCACGTTGACCACAACGCTGGTGCTACCGCCGCCAAGAGCGTTGTTTGGCACGATGTTGCCACCGTGCTTAGGCGTGAACAACTCGGGGCCACGTTCGCCAACCATGTAGGACGATCCGGCGCTTACAGGACCACCCATGGCGCGTTTGCCAAATAAACCACCAAGCAAGCCACCACCAGTGCCGGTGCCAGACATTGCGCCAAACAACGCAAAATTGATAGCAACATCCAGAACTTTATTTGCAATGCTTTTTAAGACATCTGTAGCCACTTGCCCCAGGCTCTTGGTTCCATCTACGGCACCCTGGATAGCGTCTACCACTCCAGATTTAATTGTCATTCCTACGTCGGAATACACTTGACGTAATTGTTGAGCTTGGGATAGTTGCATTTGCAATGCTTGATTTTTTGCTACAACTGCTTCAGCGTCACGCAGTTGCAGAGTGGGATTATCTCGCATAATTTGCTGAATCAACAGTCGTTTCTGGTATTCAAGTTCTGTGCCGTTAATTTTGGCCTGTAGCAATTCATTTTCTTGAATCATTGGGCGTATTGCAGCTTCAGCCTGCTTGGCAACTTGCACTTGATTCAGGATTAGTTGTTGCTGTGTGTCCCGCTGGGCAATGACAGCATCTTGCAACAGTATTTGTTTTTTGGCCTGCAACTCTTGCGGCTTTAGTTTTTCGTATTCAAGTTTTGAAATTTCCGCGCTGATTTGCGCCAGTTTTTTCTGACCTTCCAGGCGTATGGCAGTTTGCCTGTCGTTTACTAAGTTGGCTTCAAAAATTCTGTTATCTATGCCGTAAATTTGCTGTTTCAAATCGCGTTGAATTGCCAAGTCGCCAAGTGAATTCTTAAGGCGCAACGCCTCTTCTGCTGCTTTTTCGGCAGCTCTTTCAGCATCACTTTTACCTTTGCGACCTTTTTTACCCGTTGCACCACCTCCAAGATCAAGGCCAGACAAATCCATGCCAGTTGGAACTTTAGGTGTAGGTGTTTTCTTGCCAGCAAGACTTTTTTCACCAGCTCCTGCCAATGACGCAAGAGCACCAGCGCCGCCAAGCGTAAGAAAATTCAACATCATCATCAAGCCTTTGCTTTGACCCAGACGCGCAAATTTGCCAATAGTCTGGTCAAGGCGCGAGTTTATACTGCTAATCCCAGCACCGACGCCATTAAAAGCTTTGGCAAGCAAGCTAAATCCTTCGCGCAAGTTAATAACAAATTGAGTTGCTTTTTTAATTGCTTCCGTAATTTGTTCAATGCCACCAATAACAGCAGGCGCAACGTCACTTGCGACTACAGTCTTAAAGGTTTCCATTGCATTTTGTAAATCTATAATTTTTTGTTGAGGCGTATTTAGTGCTTCTGCAAGTTTTCCTGCGCCTTCCGTTCTAATGCGATCAAGTGCGCGAACAATAACATCAGACGTAATTTTCCCTTCTGAACCAAACTTTTTAATACTTCCAACATTGATATCCATTTCCTTGGCAATTGCCTGAGCAATGCTTGGCATCTGCTCAAGAACTGATCGCAGCTCATCGCCTTGGAGTGTCCCAGATCCAAGACCTTGAGACAGTTGCAAGAATGCAGCAGATGCTGCACCAGCTTCAACACCGCTTAATTTGACGGCAGTGTTAAAACCTTCGTAAATTGCATTGATAGCGCTAAGGCTGTAACCAACTGGACGCAATCTTGTATAAATATCTGCAATGGCTTGTGATGCTTGTGTTTGCGATAAACCAAATTTAGTAGAAGCGTTTTGTGCAACCTGCAAGACAATTCGGTAATCGTCCAAGCCTTGACTTACTAATTTGATGCGACGTTGTGCCGCATCTGCTGCGTTAGCCGTAGCAAAAAAGTCCTTAGCAATGTTTAGGGCATTCATGCCCGCCACTGCTACGCCAAGGCCAGCAAAAGCAGTTTCAAGCTGCTTAACCGATCTATTTGTATTGTTGACCTGCCTTTCTAACTGTGTTGCAGCTGCGTTGACATTGCGTATTGAGCTGACAGCACCCTGGCTGTTTACCTGAATATCAACGGTTGCTACTGCCACGGATCGACCACTGCTATTGCGTCAGTCTACTAGCTACGCCGCTTGGCTTTGTCCATTTCCTCGCGTTCGCGCTTGCCTTTTATCTCGTAGTACGCAGCAAAGTGGATGAACTCCGCATCCGTCAGTTCCTGCCGAAGCCGGCTTACCGTCATGCCTAGCTCGGTAGCTAAGAACATTTCAAAGTAAAGCCAGCTATCGGCCTCTAGTCGTTTTTTGCTTCTTCCAGCGACTCAGGCGCACCAAGTCCGAACAGGAACAGCTCCAGTTCGTTCAGCACCGACTCAGGCAACTCGCGTTGCAGCTTGGCTGCATCGGCGGAGGCAAATGCCTTGGTGCCGTCTTCCAGCTCGGCCATGTGGCACAGCATCTGGGTGCTGATGTCCAAGGCTTCCTCTGATCCAGCAAGACCAGACGCACGTTTACGATCAGCGCGGGTGATCGGCTTGAAGTACAGCGACAGCACTACGGTGCCATCTTCCTTCTTGATGTTGAATTGACGCCGCTGGTTTAGGTCAAAAGCCCCGGTGAGTAGATCAACGGGGCGTGGTGTGGCAGGCATTAGATCGAGGTAGCAATGGCACCGTTCATGGTGAAGTTGACCGTCACCACTTCCAGTTCGCCAACCGTAGCACTGTAATCAGTGGATGTGATCACGATGCTCCCGGTAATCTTCTTGCCGCCAGTTTCGTCAAGATACAGCTCAACAGAGGCGTTGCCTTCGTCGGTCGCGGTGTTGACGTCCTTGATCAGGTCAAGTTTGTCGCCAGCGCTAGGGGCGTCATACATGATTTCCATGCTGCCGCTGCCTGCGATTAGACCACCGATGTTGGCCTTGTAGGTTGCGCCTTGAGCAGTTGTCTCAAGCACGTCCTTTTCGACGGTCATCGACCAGGAACGCACGGCAGCAATCTCAGAGATGCCGCCGCTGCTGTCCTTATCAAAGAAAACCGTACCCTGTTCGCCGCGATAGAAAGCCATGATCAGATTGTCGAGGTGGTGATGGTGCCAGTGGTCACGAAGTTGCAGGTGACAACTTCCAGCTCACCAACGGTGGCGCTGTAGTCGGCAGAAGTGATCAAGCCAGCAAAGCTGATCTTCTTGGTGCCGGTGGTATCAAGGAACAGCTCGAAGGTGGCCACACCTTGATCGGTTGCGGTGTTGGCCGCTGTGATGAACGCCTTGGTTTCGTCAGCACTGCTGGCGGTGTACATCAGCTCGACGCTGCCAGAACCGGCGATCAATCCACCGATGTTGCTCTTGTAAGTGGCACCAAGGGCGGTGGTTTCCAGCACGTCCTTCTCGATGGTCATAGACCACGAACGGGTGGATGCAATGGTGGTGTTAGCAGAACCAGCATCGTCAAATTTGACGGAGCCTTGTTCGCCGCGATAAAAGGCCATGGTTAGAGATCCTCGAAGGTTTCAAAGGTCATTCTGACCTGTGTTTGGAAGTACCCTTCGGGAGACGGCGTGGCCACCACCTCTGGGCCAGTTGGGGGATCAAAGCGAACCCCGGATACGACAATTCTA